ACCATCTGTTCAAAGAGAAATATATTTAAATAAAATAGGTAGCTTGTTTCTCAACAAACTACCTTGGCAAATAAACTAGTAGAAAAAGTGAACTATTGTTTGATTGTGATAAATTCGATGTCTGTTATAATCGTATTCGGATTGTCGCTAACCGCGTCTATCTTTCGGCTTTTCACCTTGTTTGTGCGCCAAAATAAAAAACGCTTATACTTTATCGTCTCGATTATCCGCAAGCGGTCATAAGTTTGTAAGGTACCTGTAAATCGACCTCTATTATTAATACAACCATCGAGCAAATACCACTTAGTGGAAGCGTTCAAGCATCGTAACGTATCGGTTTTATAGACCGTATCACCATGAAGATATACAATACTATCGCGTACACGCGTGTCTATTCTTGTTATTGTGCGCGTTCGCATGTCTGTAATTCCGCCTGCATGCTTATCTTTTACGCCTAATTTATTTATCAATTCTGCGTTTTCCGCTCGATATCGCTTCAAATCTGCAATTGTAAGCGTCAAGCCATGCACGCGCACCGCGTTAAGGCTGTCATTCACTTTGTAATGCTCGACATCTTGCATGAGCGCACCGACATTGGCGCGCTGCATGCTTTCTTTTTGCTTGTAGCGGTCCGCAAGCTTCCAGCCAATACAATTTGCCACAACAAGGCCAATTATGACCAAGACGGCAAATAAATAGATGTACTTTTTCATTTTACTCATAATTTCACTTTTTTAGGATGTGCCTATATTCGGGAATAGCGTCAAAGCATGGGCAAGCTTTCAAGTATTCCCATTTTTCTATTATTCCGTTTCCGTTCTTATCTGGGCTAAAATCACGATGCCCCGCTATCTTCTGCACGCTGCCAAAGCGTTCGACAAGCTTAGTTATAAGCCACTCCAACGCCTCTTTTTGCGCTGGCGTGCGCGTGTCGACTGCCTTGCCTTGCGCATCTAAGCCACCAGCATAACAAATGCCAATACTTGGCGTGTTGAAATTCGGTGTATGCGCTCCAACCTCGTTCAAAACTCGGCCTATCTCTATTGTTCCATCTTGTAATATCACGAAATGATAACCGCAATAATGGCCACTTTTGCGTTGCTGTCTGAAACCGCGCGCTTTGTGCCACCTGTCTATTGCCTGCACGTCTGCCACCACGTTTGGCCCAGTGGCCGAACAATGCACAATAATGTACTTTATCAGTCTTAGACACTTCTCGACCTCGATATATATTTCTAATTGTCTTCTATCCATTACTTAACCTTATTTCTTTTGTCAAATTCTACTTCTTCTGGGTGTTCACGTTCATAACGCTCTATAATCTCGCGTATGTGTGAGGGCATTGCGCGCGTAAACTCTAAGCGGATAACGTGGTATATGATGTGTAACGCCACTCTACGCGGATATGCGATAACTAGATTTCTGAATGCATTCTGAATGTAGACATATTCAAATACGTAACTAAGCGTCTTCACTACAATTAGCGATACATCCTTATCGCCTTGTAAACTCATCACAGAGTATATTACGTAGATGATAGCCACATATAACAGAAGCTCGCCCAAAGCGTTTTTGAACTTGCCAAAAGAGAAGTTTTTACATCTCTTTATCGCCACGCCATCGGCGCGCATTCCTGCCCAAATGTTGAAACCAAAAACCAACACTAGTGCGTATATGTATGTACTAGTGGCCGTGTAATACGCCAATATTGGCGCAATTGTGCTAACTATCAATAGCCGCACTTGTTCTAGTGTGAAAATCTTATCAAGCATAGTTAAAAAATAGTTGTATAATAAATAAGAATGAACGCCAACACTTCACCAATGTAATAGGGGCGTGACATTTTGAATTTCCAATAAATGAGCCATCCGGCTATAACTAGAAGTGTTATGTATGGGTGGAATGTGGCCACCCATAAAACACCGCTAACCAACGCTATCAATGCGCCAACGCTATGCATTTTATCTACCTTATAATGTGGTGATATTGCCACAATCATAAGACCGAACACCGCGAACAAAGCTAATGCTTGGAAGTTTCCGCCTTTTTCTAGCATGGCGGGGAGCAAAAGTCCCCCACTGATACCAAGAACAAGCGAAAATGCCCACGGATGCTTACCAATGTAGTAGTTATCGCTTACATACTCTTTCACGCCACACGTTAATGCCATCACTAACAAATATGTGGCCAATATAATTGCACTTATTATCGCCATGTTACAATGTTGTTTTTAGGTCCAACTTTTCGGGATAGCCCGTTGTATAGTCGTACTTCTGTACGTCTTCAACTGACTTCATTTGTTTGATTGTGTAAATGTGCGCTTGCGTACGATTGTATGCCTTGTATGCGTAATGCCCGACCGCATCCAATAGGCGTAATGCTAAGTCGCAATTTACGCGCAAAAGAAAGCCATTTAACCAAATGTCGCTTTCTGTCTGTCCGTTAGCCTTGTCCAACTCGATGGCCCTGCGCGTGCCGATGCGGTCTTCTCGATTTATCCACGCATCCATGCCGTTAAGCTTGAAAGAGTTAACCGCGCTAGACTTATCATAAGCGTTGATTTCTTCAATTTTCGCTTCAATTGTTTGCTTCAATACTTCTGCATCTGTCGGCATTGGTTCGATATGTGGCATGTAACCTGCCTTTTCGTACTGCTCGGCTGTTGGGTTAATCGCTACCATGCCATCTATAACAATCTCATTCGGGGCGAAATTGCCTTGTTTGTCTACGTATTTCATATTTTATTCGTTAAATTCGCTAAGTGGTCTAATTCTATCGTCTAGTCTTTTAAAATTATGGTCGGCCTTGTACTTGTCTACGCTTTCATCTGGCACGTATAACTTGAATGTCATATTTGCCATTGCAAAATCAAATGGATATTGGTCATTGGCTGTTATTTTCTGTGGAACTTCCTTAGAGTGCATTTTTATCCATTTTATTTGTTTGCAATTCCAAACCGCGCCATGTCCCCACTTGAAATTTTGTGCAAGAAACTCGATGCCAACTAATTGCGTATCGAAAAAAGTAGTACTTCCAACTTCTTTCACAGACGCTGGAATAGTTATAACGCCTGTTAAGTTTTTACAACCATAGAACGTTCTGAATGTTTTTTCAAGTGAAATAAAATATTTCATCTCTTCAAAACTCTTCAAATTCGTATTCCCCTGAAAAAGGAAGTCTACGGGCTGTTTGGCCGAACTAGGCATAACCTTAACGGCTCTGATTGTATCAAGTGTTAGGCTTGGTAGCCTTGCTTCCATCACCTGCCTTGCTTCTGGGTCGGCAAACTCGACTTTTTGTTTTCCCCATGTATGCCACATAAGGCGTAATCTTGTCATGCTCATATTACCCCCCCCCGTTTACATTAGTTAACAGATAGAGTAATGAGGTTAAAAGTAATTTTATCATAAAAATGTCCTCCTTATTTTATCTTCCCCATTCGTGGACTTTATTTGTTGGTGTTCCACTGATTATTTTACTTGCGATAAACGCTTCTTTCTCATCTCTTGGTACGTATATGTCGAGGTTGCCTGCGGTCATAGGCTGGAATTGTCTATTAAACTGACTTGGCGTTTTCCCACAAAAAATAATATTACGTAGGTTTGGCGACTCGGTTCTATATCTGCGATACCCCAATGACCATGCACCCAAACTATACACTTGCCTTGGTAATGAGATAGACACGATGTTTGGCGCATATCTTATGTAACTCTCTGGTATGAGCTTTATGGGGCGGTCGGCCTTGACCTTCCAAACCCCGTTTTCGAAAACATGTGCTAATATCTTCGTATTCTTGTCGCCTGCATAGTTCGTTAACATGGCTGCTACATCTGCCTTGTTGTTGTCAGTTGTGATGTACCATATCTCGTTATCTGGTTGGACAGAGTAGTTAACACCATCCACACACAACATATCGAGGCTATTTCTTTGCATCATTCTTCGCCAACTCATACACTCGCCTCCACGATAATCATAACATTATTAACAATTGAGCCTTGGTAACGCTTGTTTGCCTTTATCGGCTGCTCGTAGTCATTTGCCCACTTCACATTCTGTGGCCTATTGAAGTTTGTCGGTGTGTCTTCTGGTGACTGAAATTCAAACATATATTCGTTAATAATGTTCGGAACTTGTGGGGCAAGCGTAATCGAGAGTTGAGGGACCACGCCCCACACATGCAAGATATTGGGCGTTAGCGCAAATGTGGTGTCGGCTGTTCCGTGGTTCACTTGTCCAAGCCAACCTGTATCGCCTTTTTCACCTTTTTCGCCTTGCTTAATGGTCTTCGCGTGGTCTACTGCTTCTTGTATCTTTCGCTTTGCTTCTTGCACAAGTCCATCAATGTCTCCGCCCTTGCCGACTTCAACCCAATCAGTTGCATTATCTGACAATGTGGCAGTAGTGCAATAGTAAGATACGCGCTTGTTGGTGGCCCTGTCGATGAAGCTTACAAATAACGTCTTGCTTTTGTCAATATCATTACTCGAATTGCTTATGTAAGAGATAACCTCTTCTAACGTTTTCTTTTCGCCACTTGGCGATGCGTTGAAGATGTCAACAACTCGCTCTAATCTGCCTTGTAGTTTTTCAAATGGCTTATCTACCAATTCACGCCAAGGCGACCACTTGCCAGCGGTTACCAAATCGCCGTTATCGCGCAATC